GCATCGTTCGCACCGAGATGAAATTCAGAAACAAAAGTTGGGGCCACCCCCGAAGGGGGTGATGTGCAATGAACGTTATTGAGGGCACTGGCGCCATCGTAGCCGAACCGGATTGGCAGTCGCTATTCTCCGACGTGCTGGAGATCGCCGCTGCTGCTGAGCACTGGCGCCGGATCACGACCGAAATGCGTGATCGCCAGATCATGGCCGCCGGGAATGCTCATGCGCTGCAGCGGCTGGTTCTGACCTACGTGCTGTATGACCGGTCTGCCCGCGAGGTCGCCGAGCACGGCACGGTCATGAAACCGAAACGCGGGAATCCGAAGGCGATCGCCAGGACCAGCCCGCACCTAACCGTTCTTCGAGAGATGGGGGCGGACGCCGCAGCGCTGGAAGCCGAGTTTGGGCTTTCGCCGCGCCGCCGGGCCGCTGCCACAAAGGTGGAGAATGGCAAGAAATCGCCGCGCGCAGCCGACGGATACCTCGGCGCAGTCGCCAAGTGACCCGACAACCGCCTATGCGATTGCCGTTGCTGCAGGCCGGCGCCCCGATGGCAGCCTGCCGGGCGGGTTCGAGATTGCTGCGTGTCGTCGCCACCTTGACGACTTGAAGCATGGACCTGATCGCGGGCTGAAATGGGAGCCAGATCGGGCAGCGCATGCCTTGGGCTTCGCGCCGGCGATGCTTACCATTACCGAAGGGGCAAAGCAGGGGCTGCCGTTCGAATTGTTGCCATGGCACGTGTTCGTCGTGGGCTCACTGTTCGGCTGGCGCAAGACCAGCGGGCGCATGCGGTTCCGCTCTGCCTGGTTGGAGACCGGCAAAGGGCAGGCGAAGTCGCCGCTGATGGCGGCCATCGGGCTCTACATGGCTGGGTTCTATGGCGTTCCGCGCGCCAAGGTTTTCGCCATCGGGCAGGACAAGAACACCGCCAACGTGCTGTTCAAGGACGCCGTTGCGATGTGCCGCGGGCCGATCCCGCCAGCGCCTGGCGAAGAACTGGACCACGGCGACACAATGGTGGCGCGTGGCGTGGCGCTCATCCGAGGCGAGGGCGACAACGCCTGGAAGATCGAGTTCCCGGCTTCTGACGCGCTGTTTCAGTCGCTGGCGAACGGCGAGGCTATCTCTGGCCCGAAGCCGACACTGGTGGCAGCTGACGAGATCCACGAATTCAAGACGAATACCTCGATCGAGGTCTGGAAGAGCGCTATCGCCAAGATGCCCGGCGACGCTTTGATGCTGCTGGGCACCAACACGCCGGCATCTGACCAGATCGTCGGTACGGATTATTCGCTCTACTACCAAAAGGTCGCCGACGGTCGGCTGTTCGATGACGAGGCGTTTGCCTTCATCGCTCGGGTCGATGCCGCCGATATCGAAACCGTCTTTGAGACCCCGGAGGTCTGGACCAAATCACTGCCGGCGCTTGGGATCACGTTCCCGCGCGAGAACATCGACGGCATGGTGGCCACGGCCAAGCAGCTGCTGTCGACGTCCATCTCGACCAAGCGCCTCTACTTCGGCATTCCGATCGGCTCGACCGAGTTCTGGATTGCTGAGGATGCCTGGGCGGCAGTGCAGGGGAAGGTCGACGCGCTCGCGCTAAAGGGGTGCAAGTGCTGGCTGTCCCTGGACTTGTCGCAGAAGAACGATTTGACGGCGCTGACCGTCGTCTGGCTCGACAAGGCCGATCACCTCTGGGCGAAAACCTTCTACTGGACCGTCAAGGCCCGGCTCAAAGAGCGTGCCGTCGCTGACCAGGCGCCCTATGTCGAATGGGCCGAGGCCAAGCTGATCACGGCGCTCGATAGCGCCACCGTCGACAAGAGCTTCATCGCCGCCGAGGTGCAGCGCATCTGCGCCGAAAACGACGTCGAGTTCCTGGCATTCGATCCCGCCGGCATCGCCGACTTTATCGCCGCCTGTGAGCAGATCGGTTTCCCGGTCTGGAAATGGGAAGGGCCGGACAAACCAGAGGGCACCGGCCTCAAACTGGTGAGCCACGCCCAGGGCAAGCTGGTGCGTTTCGAAGAAAAGCAACTGACGATGCCGCGCAGCATCGAACGGCTAGAGGATCGCATCCTTGCCGGCACGATCACGATTGAGGATTCGCCAGTGACATACTCGTGCGCCGCGAATGCTCATGTCGACAGCGACGGGCAGGCGAACCGGGCCTTTGACAAGAAACGGTCGCGCGGTCGCATCGACGGCATCGTCACGCTGGCGATGGCGGTTGGTGCCGCCGACAACGAAATGGGCGAAAGCGGACCATCGGTCTATGAGTCTCGCGGCATCCTGACCGCCTAGGAGTGCTGATGAGCTATTTGAAAAATCTGTTCGGCGCCCTGATCGGGCGACCGCAGGCGAACAGTTCATTTGATCTGACCGACATGTCACCCGAGCAGTTGCGCGACTTTCTTCGCATCGGCGGATCGATGGAGACGGCGTCGGGTGCCGTGGTCAACGACAACTCGGCGATGCGCGTTGCTGCCGCGTGGCGGTGCGTGAACATCATTTCTGGCACGGTCGGCTCTCTGCCTCTGGACCTCATCCGGCGCGAAAGCGAGAAGGTGCGGCGGCCGGCAGTTGGGCACCCGTTGCGCAAGGTGCTGACCGTCAAGCCGAACGTCTGGCAGACACCCAGCGAGTTTCGCCGCATGATGCAGATGCATCTGCTGCTGCGCGGCAACGCTTACGCGCTCAAGGTCCGAATGGGCCGAGACATCGTCGGGCTGATCCCGATCATCCCAGACCGCGTTTCGGTAGAGCAGTTGCCGGATATGGCGCTGCGCTACCAGGTGACCAACAAGAACGGCTCGACCAAGATCTATCAGCAGTCCGAAATTTTGCACCTTCGTGGGATGACACTGGACGGCGTGAAGGGGCTCTCGGTGATTTCGCACATGCGCGAAAGCCTGGGGCTGGCGCTGCAGGGTGAGATGGCGAGCGCGCGGCTCATGAAGAACGGCCAGTTCGCCGCCACGGCTCTGGAGCACCCTGGCAAAATCAGTCCGGAAGCTTACGACCGGCTCAAGCAGTCGCTGGCAGACAACCATGCCGGCGCTGAGAACGCCGGCAAGTCGATGATCCTGGAAGAAGGCATCAAGTTGAGCCAGATCGGCATGTCGGCGACAGACATGCAGTTCCTCGAACAGCGCAATTTCCAGCGCTACGACATCGCCATGTTCTTTGGGGTGCCGCCGCACATGATCGGCGCAACCGAGAAGTCCACGAGCTGGGGCTCGGGCATCGAGCAGATGGGCATCGGTTTCGTCACCTACACGCTCAACGATTGGCTGGTGACTTGGCAGGAAGCGCTTAAGCGCGACGTCATTGACGAGCGCGAGTGGGAAACGGTCGACGTCCGGTTCTTCCCTCAGGCGTTGCTCAAGGGCGACACCAAGACCCAATGGGACGCCTTCACCAAGGGCCGGCAGTGGGGGATTTACAGCGCCAACGATGTGCGCTCGCTGCTCGATATCAACCCGCGCGAAGACGAGGCAGGCGACGACTACGCCGTGCCACCAAACGAAACGCAGGACCAGGCTGAACCCGAAACCGAACCGACTGGAGGCCAAGATGAGCCTGCGGAATCTGCATAAGCCGGCCGCGTTCCAGCGCCCGGATGGCTACACCTGGGACACCGCTCCCGCCGCGTATTCGGAATGGACCGAGCGCCCGCTCGCCGCCGAGGGCGATGACGCCAACACCGTCTCGATTTATGGGGTGATCGGCGAGGATTTCTGGACCGGCGAGGGCTTCACCGCCAAGCGGATGGCCGGGGCGCTGCGCTCGATCGGCAAGAATGCCGTGACGGTGAATATCAATTCGCCGGGCGGCGATATGTTCGAAGGCCTGGCCATCTACAATCTGCTGCGTGAGCATCCCGCCGAGGTCACCGTCAAGGTCATGGGCATCGCCGCGTCGGCCGCTTCCGTCATCGGCATGGCCGGCGACAAGGTGCTGATGGGCACTGGCGCTATGCTGATGATCCACAATGCCTGGGGCCTTGTGGTTGGCAACCGGCACGATTTTGCCGACGCCGCCGAGGTGTTCAAGACCTTCGACAGTTCAATGGCCGCGATTTACGCCGAGCGGACCGGCATCAAGACCGAAGACATTCTTGCCATGCTCGACGGCCCAAGCCGATCGTCGGATGGCACCTATATGACCGCCGCCGAGGCCATCGAGAAAGGCTTCGCCGACGACACGTTTGAGCCGGAAGACAGCGCCGCGCAGGCGAGTGCTACCGTTCCCGCCGACCTCATTGCCCGTCGCCGCACCGAAGCGGCGCTGGCCAAGACAGGTATGGGGCGCAAGGAGCGCTTCGACACCCTCAACTCTCTTTCGGGCCAGCGTGATGCAACCCGACCCGCCGCGCGCGATGCAGGCGAACTGACGGCCGCCCAACTGGCGGCAATCGTGGCCGGCCTGTCCAGTCTTGGGCAGACGGCTTCAACCCTCATCCGGCCATAGGAGCCAGAAAATGACCAAGCACTTCAACCCGCGCGTCGTGCGCGGGGTCCAGTCTGTGCGCGCAGACGGTGGTGGCGTTGCCGAAATTCAGGCCGCCATCAAGACCGTCGAAGCAAACATCAAGACCGCCTTCGAAGAATACAAGTCGACCAACGACGAGCGCATTGTGGCGCTCGAAAAGGGCAAGCCTGATCCGCTGGTCGACACCAAGCTGGCCAAGATCGATGAAACGATCTCCGCACAGCAGGCCGCACTGGCTGACCTCGCCAATCGTCTTGCCGGCGCCAGCTTGGGTGGCAATGCCGCCGACCAGGGCGATGTCGCCAAGCAGGCCAAGGCCTTCGCCAAGGAACGCGGTCTGTCCGAACTGAGCATCGACGATTTCCAAGCCTATACCGCTGGCCTTGAAGTCTACATGCGCCGGGGCGGCAACACCCCGCGCGACGTGATGGCGGCCATGTCGGTCGGCTCCGACCCCGATGGCGGCTACACCGTCACCCCAGACACTTCGGGGCGCATCGTCAAGAAGATCTACGAGACTTCGCCGATGCGGCAGGTTGCGTCGGTCGTCACCATCGGGACCGACCGCCTCGAAGGCTTCAACGATCTCGGCGAAGGCACAGCCGGTTGGGTCGGCGAAACCGCGCCGCGCGCCGCTACCGGTACGCCTCAGCTCGGAAAGTGGGAAATCCCGGTCCACGAGATCTACGCCTTCCCGCAGGTGACCCAAAAGCTGCTCGATGACTCGATGTTCAACATCGAGGCATGGCTTGCCGACAAATCGTCGGACAAGTTCACCCGCACCGAGAATGCCGCCTTCCTCAATGGCGACGGCAATCTCAAGCCGCGTGGCCTGCTTACCTACGACACCGTCCTGACGGCGGACGCGACCCGGCCGTGGGGCACGTTCCAGCACATCCTGACCGGCACCGATGGCACCTTCGGCACCACTACCAACGGCACCGACAAGCTGATCGACTTGGTGTACGGCGTTAAGGCCGGCTACCGCTCGAATGCCAACTTCATGGCCGCTCGTTCGACCATCGGCGCCATCCGCAAGATCAAGGACGGTCAGGGCAACTACGCCTGGCAGCCCTCACTCAACGCCATGTCGGGCGGCACGATCCTGGGCTTCAACGTCGTGGAAGCCGAGGACATGCCGGTCATGGCTGCGGATAGCCTCTCGCTCGCCTTCGGCGATTTCCGCGAGGCATACCAGATCGTGGACCGCATCGGCATCCGCGTTCTGCGCGATGCCCTCACCAACAAGCCCTATGTCGGGTTCTACACGACCAAGCGGGTCGGTGGCGCCGCCATCAACTTCGAGGCCGTGAAGTTCCTCAAGTTCGGCGACTGATAGCCACAAGCCGGGGCAGGTGGTCTGCCCCGGCCTTCCTCCAATGAAAGGATACGCAGATGCGTGATCTTGCTTCCAATATTGGCGTGGCCGTCAGTCTCGTGCCCGCCGTCCAGTCCGCGACCCTGAAAGGCACCGCCGTCGATCTGCGTGGCTTCGACAGCGCTGCTGTCGTTGTTACTGCCGGCGCCGTCGTCGGTGCGGGCCTCTACGACGTCAAGGTTCAGGATTCCGACACCACCACCGATGGCGACTTTGCGGATGCGCCTGCGGGCAGCCTCGTCGGCTCCTTGCCGGCCGCGCTGGCGGAAAACGGCTACTACAAGGTCAGCTATGTCGGCTCGAAGCGGTACATCCGCGCCGTCATCACCAAGCAGTCCGGCACATCGATCGCTGCCGGGGCTCTCGTGATCAAGGGCCGCCCGGCCCAGCGGCCGGTAGCCTAAATCCAACAGGGTCGGGCTCGATGCCCGGCCCATTCATTGAGGTTGCCATGACAATTCGCGTCATCACCCCGCCTGAGCCCTTTGTGGTTCCGGCCGACATCGCCGGAAGCCATGCGGCCGATGACGCCAGGGTTGCGTCGATGATTGCGGCGGCGACCGAAGAAATTGACGGTTATACCGGCTGGCTCGGCCGCTGCCTCGGGCCGCAATTGCTGGAATGGTCGCTGAACAAATGGCCCTGCCAGAACTTTGCTCTTCCAATTGGCCCCGAACTCGAAATCGACAGCGTTACCTATGTCGACCCCGAAGGGGAGACGCAGGACTGGCAGTTCCCCACGCCCCTATATTTTGAGAACCTGCCTTCGCTGCGCGGCCGGCCGGGCGACCTCTTGATCCGCTATTGGGCTGGGTACGGCAAGCGCAACGCTACAGACGCGACGCTGTGGGATGAACTGGTCCCGGCGCGCGCCAAAGAGGCGGTCATCATGTCGGTCCAACATATGATCTCGCTCGGCGCTGAAAATCTGTTCCTCCGGTCCGAAGAGGTCGATGGCATCGGCGCGCGGACGTACACCGTTTCCGATCAGGCTGGCGCGATCATTCGCGACACCGCCGGCCGCTTGCTTTCCGGGCTTAAGGTGCCGCGCATATGACCCCTGCCCAGGCCATCAAGATGCTGGATGACCAGCTGCGGCGCCACGGCGAGCCGGTGATGCTGCACACCGTTGTTGCCGGCGTCCCCGATGCTGGCACCGCTGCGCGCGCCTTCGTCCGCGGCTACAAGCCAGATGAGCTGGCCGGTGATCTGATCAAGCAGGGCGACCGGCGCGTTACGGTGTCGCCGACGACAGTGCCGGCGCCGCCAGCGCTCAACTCCAAGATTTCTGTGGCTGGCAAGATGCTGAACGTGCAGGCCGTCGAGCCCCGCCGCCTCAATGGCGTGTTGGTGCGCATCGAGTTGCAGGTGCGCGGTTGATGGCCCGCTTCGAAACCTTCGACCGCGACATCAAAGTGGCGACCGCCGGCCTGTCTCAGGAAGCGATTTCCGCCGAGCTGGCGCTATTTGCCAAGACCGAGTTGGCCAAGGTGATCAAGTCCGGCGAGGGCAACGCCAACTACACCCGCTTTGTCGGCGGCATCGAGGGCGCGCCCGAGGAATCCGTCGATGCGCCCGGGCCGATCATCTACCAGTTCGCTTGGTGGCAGGAGGTCATTGTGTCCGCACTGGGCCTTCTGGTGGCCAACAGCCCGAAACGCTCAGGACGCTATGCCAATTCTTTCGTGGTTCTGGCCAGCCAGCAGGTGATCCACAGCTTCGATGAGATCCCGGCCGGCGCCGAGGTCATAATCTTCAACGCCCAGCCTTACACCCGCAAGATCGAGGTCGGCGCGATGCAGATGAGCGTGCCGCCGCGGCACTTCGACCGGGCCACCACAGCGCTGCGCCGCAAGTTCGGTGCCAACGGCGCTTTCCGCTTCGCCAGCCGGTTTCTGGACATCAAGAACGGCGTCCATCCGCTGGTGCCCTACGTGCTCAAGGGCGACTATGCGGCGCGCTACAATGCGCAACGCCGGTCGCTGAGGGCAGGCGCTGCCATCCCTGGCCATGCCCGCCTGCGCCGCCGTAAAGACATGGATGTGGGCCAGCCGATCACCTATCCGTCCATCGTCATCAACATGGTGCACTGATGTCCAGCGCCATCGCCTTTATCGCGCTCGAGGACTATCTGCGCGCCGAGTGGACCACCACGCCTCTGGTGTTCGAGAATGAAAACTTCCCACTCGAGGATCAGCCCGACGCCTTCGTGTTCGTCGAGGTGTTCGGCGACTATTTCGCGCAGGAAAGCATCGGCGCGCCGGGGAATAATCTCTGGCGAGAGGCCGGCGAGATCCGGGCTCATGTCCTGGTCCCGAACGGCACAGGGTCACGGGTCGCCCGGGGCCACGCCGCCGAGATGGCCGAGTTCTTCCGCGAGGTAGAAGTGCAGGGCATCCGCTTCACCCAGATGTCGATTGGTGCCGGGGATGCCGGTAAAGCCGACGGCAACTATTACCGCATGACGCTCGCCATCGATTGGGAGCGCTACGAGGTCTAGGCCTCGTCGACTTTGACCGCCGGTCCGCCATCGAGCGGGCCTTTTCTTTGAGCAAAGGAGCCTGACCCCATGGCAACCGCAGAAGCCTCCCAGTCGCGCCTTGCCTATGTGGCAGAGGCGACGATCGGCACCACGCCGGCAACACCCACCTTCAAAACCGTGCGCCTCACCTCCGAGGGCATCCGCTTCACTAAGCAGACCGTCATCTCCGACGAGGTGCGCGCCGATGGCAATGTCGGCGGCATCATCGACGTCGGCCGGGGCGTTGAAGGCCCGATCGCCTTTGAGCTGTCCTACGGCTCGTTCGACGACTTCCTCGAAAGCGTGTTCCGCAGCACTTGGGCGACCAACGTTCTCAAGAACGGCATCACCCACAAGAGTTTTACTATCGAAAAGACCTTCGAGCAGGGCACGACCGACGCGTTCCTGCGCTATCGCGGCGTCGAGATGACCACGCTGGACCTGAACCTGGAAAGCCGTCAGCTGGTCAAGGGCTCGTTCGGCGTGATGGGGCTGGGTAGCCCGACGCCGACCACAGAGATCATCTCCGGCGCCACCTATTCTGCACCAGGCACCGAACCGGTGCTGAACGCAGCGACCAATATCGGCGCCTTGACGGTCGGCGGCATCACGGCTTCGCCCAAGATCAAGTCGATGAGCCTGCAGTTCCGCTCCAACCTCTACCAGAACGACGTTGTCGGCTCCTATGACATCGACAGCCTCGGCCTGGGCCGCTTCGAAGTCAGCGGCAACATGAGCGTCTATTTCGCCGATCTCGACACCTACAACGCCATCCTCAACCACGACGACGTGTCGCTGACCGTGACCATCGGGGCCGCGACCACGAAGAAGTACACGATCAGCCTGCCGAAGCTGAAGCTGATGGAAGGCTCGCCGGTCATCGGCGGCAACAGCCAGTCGGTGATGATGGATGTGCCGTTCCAAGCCTACTACGACAGCGGAATCGGCGCGACGGCGCAGATCACCCGGGCGGTGGCGTAATGGCCAAGGCTGATCTGGTCACCTTCGTGCCGGCAGAGGATTTCACCGGCTACCCCGATGGCAAGAAGACGGCGTTCAAGGCCGGCGTCGAAAGCCAGCCGGTCCCCGCCGAGTTCGCCGCGCTGATGCGCGAGAAGGGCCACGCAGCCCCGGCCCGCGCGCCGCGCACCCCCGAATAACCCCATCGGCCCCGACAGGCCGAACAATGTTGCGCAACGGGCAGGCGGGATGTCGGTCCCGCCTGTTCTCCTTCCGACAAAGGATTTTTTCCGCATGACTATCAAGATTTCATCGCTCAAGGCCGATCTGGCCCGCGAAGCCGCTGGCGACTGGGTTGAATATCCCGAGTGGCCCGGAGTGGCGTTCAACGTCTCGTCCCTGAACAAGCCGGCCTACACCGTCGCCCGCGACCTTGGCATCCAGAAGCTCATGCGCCGCAACAAGGGTGTCTTGCCCTCGGCCGAGGTGATGGCACCTGAGGTCGGCGCGCTCTACTGCAAGCACATCCTGCACGGCTGGCGCGGCCTCGATGTCGAATACACGCCCGAAAAGGCGGTCGAGGTGCTGAGCGACCCCGCTTATCGGGCCGTCGTCGCCGCTGTCGAATGGTGCGCGGCCCAGATCGGACAGGTCGATGCCGAATTCGTCGAGGACGCCTCAAAAAACTCCGGGGCGTCTTCCGCCAAGCCCTGAGGGGCGGGGACGCCGTTGATATCGACGACTGGGTTGCGGCGCTCGCCGAGGAGTATCCGGAAGAGGACTGGCTCGCGGCGGCATCTGCCGAGGGCCATGACTACCCGATCGAACAGCCCTGGATGCGGCTCTACTTCACCGCGTGGGACCGACTTCGGTTCGACCGCTCTTATGGTGCCATGGGCGGCGAGAGCCCGGTCCCTTACACCGCACTCTCTCGCTATGCGGCCGACCAAGACATCGTTGGTGACGACTTCGATCTGTTCCTGACGCTGTTCGGGGCGCTGGACCAGGAATGGTTGGCTTGGCAGGCCAACAAGACCAAACCCCGACACTAGGGAGCGCCGCATATGACCGTTCAGCTTCGCACCCTTCGGGTGACCGCCGACATGGACCCGGCGAGCTACGTTTCTGGCATGAACCAGAAGATTGCTGCCGACAATGCCGGCGCGGCGTCGAGCCGCGCAGTGGGTGCGGCTGTTACGCAAACCGATCAGAAGGTCAGCGCAGCCGGCGATGCCCTGTCACGCCTCAGCCGCCAGTACATCGACGGTTTTGCCTCTGCTCAGCGCTTCGACAGCGCCCTCCAGTCCCTGTCTAAAGGCATCGACACGGGCAATATCCCCATGGCCCAGGCCGACGCGATCCTGGAGGGCATCTATCGCAAGTTTGGCATGACGGCCAACGCGGCAGATCTCGCTGCCAACGGCCATAACCAACTCGCCGTCGCGGTGTCCAATCTCAACGCCAAGATGGCTGCGCAGGAGACGATCACCGACAACGTGACGGCTGCAACAGCGCGCATGGGAAATGCGTCCGCGCGCGCCGCAGCACAGCGTACGAACCTGATCTTCCAATTGCAGGATATCGGCGTTTCCCTTGCTGGCGGCATGAACCCGCTGATGGTGGCGGCCCAGCAAGGCAGCCAGATCAGCACCATCTACGGCCCCGGAGAGGGCGGTCTGGGGCGTGCGTTCAAGGAGACGGGGAACATCGCTGTTGGGCTGGCCACCAAGCTGGGGCCAATCGCTGCCGCGGTTGGCGCCATCGGTTTGGCCTTTGCCGGACTAACCCACTACATCAACCAGACCAGCGACACCGCCGTCTCCATGGGCGACGTGTTCATGGCGACACTGCAGGTCATTGGCGAGAACATCTACACGGCGTTCCGCCCCCAGATCGAGGCCATGGGTGGCTGGTTTCAAGCCGCGTGGGACTGGATCAGCGAAGGCGCAGCGATCTTCGTCGACAATCTCGTGCGTGGCATTGCCACCGGAGTGGAGAACATCAGGCTCGTTGTGGCGATCCTGCCCGACCTGTTCATCATGGCCGGTGAGGCCGCCGCCAATGGCTTCGTTGCCGCCATTGAGTGGATGGTGAACGAGACCGGCAAGAACCTGAACGTTCTGCTCGACGGCCTACAGCCTGTGGTCCAGGCCATGGCCCTGATCCCCGGCATGCAGTCCCTCAGCGCATGGGGGCAGCTGAACCGTTTCGAGCCCGTGTCGTTGGATCGCTTCACCTTCGCGGCCGATGCCACGCAGTCGTACTCCGACAAAATGGCCGAGCATCAGAATATCCTCGCCGAGATCATGACCACCGACTACACGGGCAAAATCGCCGAACGCGCCGAGAAGCTGGCGCTGGCCCGCGCCGAGGAAGCCAAAGCGACCGGCGGAGCCACCCAAAAGGCCAAGGAGCACAAGGACCAACTCACAGAGGACGAGAAGGCTTACAAGAAGCTGGCCGAAACCATCGAGGGCACGCTCGGCAAGGCGCTCGGGTCTCTGTTCGACGGCCCAATCGACGATGCCAGCGCGTTCTTCGACAAGGTGCTGTCAGGTTTTGCCCAGATCGGCCAGCAGAACATCAGCGGCCTGTTCGACGGCGTGCTTGGTGGGAAGCGCGCAGCGAACGATAATGGCACGTCAGCCGGCGCCGGCTCGACCTGGGACACGCTGTTCGGCGCGACCAAGGCGGGGACAGAGGCGGGGGCGAAGCTCGGCACACTCGACGGGCTCGACAGCCTGCTCAAGGGCGCCGGCGTCAAGGGCGGAACTGCCGGCGCGCTGTCGGCCGGGCTCGGCGGCCTTGGTGTTGGCTACGAAACCCAGAACCCGCTCATGGGCGGTCTTGGGGGTGCACTGTCCGGCTTTGCGGTTGGCGGCCCCATCGGCGCAGTCATCGGCGGTATTGGCGGTCTGATTGGCGGGTTCCTCGGCATGAACGAAGCCGCGAAAAAGGCGCGCAAGGCCCTCGACCAGCAGCGCGACAGCATCGAGCAGTTCATCGACGCCGCTGATGGCAAGGAGATCGGCCAGTACACCCAGGCGCTTCGCCAGTTCCAGAAGCAGAGCAAGGAATACCAGGATCTGGCCAAGGCAGCCGGCGATACCGGGCTCGTCAACCGCCTGAAAGAGGCGGCAAAGGTGTTCAAGGTGACGCTGGGCGAGCAGTTCAGCGCCGACCTCCGCGGCTCGCTCAATGACCTGCAGGGCAGGGGCTACATCAACGACGCCGAAGCGGCTCTCGCCGCATACAATGCCCGGCTGTCCGATGCCAAGAAGCTGGGCGTCAGCTCGGCTGGCGCCTTCACTGAACTGACGCTGTCGCTTCGGGACGTGATCGAAGACGCCGACCTCACTGACGCGCAGGTTCGCGCGCTGGCGGCCCAGTTCCCCGATCTGGCCAAGGGCCTGAATGCCGCGCTCAAGGCGTCCATCAGCCTGACCAAGGCCCAAGAGAACGTCGACAAGTCGCGCTCCGACCTCAGCGAGGCCTATGACCGGGAAAAGACCCGGCTCGAAGATCTGATTGACCGGAACAAGGCCTTCATCCAGTCGCTGACCGACCTCAAGTCGTCGCTCAAGCTCGACGCTCAGTTGTCGCCGCTCTCGCCATTCCAGAAGTTCCTGGAGGCGCAGAAGCAGTTCAATGCCGGGTCGGCAGCTGCTGCCGGCGGCGACCAGACGGCCATGGGCAATCTGGCTGGCCTGTCGCAGTCCTATCTGTCGGCTGCCCGCGACTATTTCGGTTCGTCGGACAGCTACCAGCAGATCTTCGGATCAGTGCAGGCGACGCTCGACAAGACCATCGCTGGCGCAAGCAAGCAGGTTTCAATCGCCGAGCTGCAGTTGACCAAACTGGATGCGCAAGTTGCCGGGCTGCTCAACATCAACACCTCGGTGCTGAGCGTGGCGGCGGCGGTCAAGGCGCTCGAGAAGAACATCGCCATCCTCAATGCCGCCGTGGCGACCGGGGCGCTCAAGACGATTGAGGCGGTCAACGAGAACACCGCAGCGGTCAAGAAGGGCAACCGGGAATCCAGCGCCGGCAGTACGAAGAAATAGGAAGGGAACCCAATGATGCCAACCAATCCCCGGCTGCCGTTGTCCTCAATGGTTGCTGATATTCCCGCTCTGCAAGAATGGCTTGAGGCAGACAGCCCCGAGCCCAATGGCGTGGTCAGTTCGCCTTTGCCGTCGGATGCCAGCCAAACGGTTCTGTTCCTCCTGTGCCCGCAGGAGAAAGCCCCCGAGATTTTGCGTATTGCTGAAGCAGGTGGAGCAACTGCATGGCGGCCCAATCAGACATACCAACCCGAACGCGGAATCGGGTTCCATCTTCCTCGGGAACTGTCCAATAGCTGACGCCTAGACCCGGCCACCCATCGGCTGGCTCGATCACGATGGTCTCTTCGACCACCCTCGGAAAGTCTACAATTTCATCGGGCCCAGCCTCGACAAAGAAACCCACCATTCAGTCCTCCCTCTGATGCCTAATCATTGCGTGCCGCCTCTCCGGAGTCGATGCGTGATTTTCCACGCAGGTGCCCATGCCAGATGCTTCGGAATACCTCATTGAGATCGGCGCCCATGACGGCACGAGCCTGCAGACGGTGCGGGTGTCGAGCTCCGGCTACACGACTGGGCCGACCGATAGTCCGCCGAACACCTATTACGCGCCAGCCATCAGCGACCCCGGTTATTTCGAGCGCTCGCTGTTCGGCTCAGGCCGCACCATGGGGCGCTCGGAGATCGGCTACGGCCTGATGTCTATCGTCAACGCCGACGGGCGCCTCGATAGCGTCCTAGACATGGGGTTTGACGGTCGGCAGGTGGTTGTGAAGCGGCTGGCAGACCGCCGGGCTTCGTTGGCGGGCGCCGAGATCGTGCTGCGCGGCACCATAGAGGGGCTGGACAGTAGCGACATATGGTCGGGGTTCCGCCTCCGGCTCTATGACCGCCGCCTCGAGCTCGACAAGCCGCTGCAGACCAACCGCTACGGCGGCACCACGACCAGCGGCGGGCTGGCCGGGGCACTCGCCGATGGCACCGCCGACATGAAGGATGCGGTCAAGCCGATGGTGTTCGGTCGGGCACTCAATGTGCCGGCGGTGACGGTGAACCCCTTCGATCTGATCTATCAGGTTCATGATGGAGCGGTGTCGGCGATCAGGGTCTATGACGGCGGCATCGAGCTGACCTTGCTGGCAAATTACGCGACGGTGGCGGCCTTGAAGGCTGCGGCCATCCCCGGCGGTAAATACGGCACCTGCCTCTCCGCTGGCCTGTTCCGGCTCGGGGGTGCGCCTCACCAGGTGATCGCGGCCGACGTCACCGAAGGCTCGACTTTGGGCCTGCGCAATGCCGGCGCCATCGCGCAGCGGATGCTGACAAAGCTGGGATTGACCGGTTCGGCCAATATCGCCGCCTCGACTTTCACGGTCTTGTCGGCCCTCGCGCCGCAGGAACTTGGCATCTGGATCAATGACGACCGGTCTGCTCTCGACGCGCTGAGTGCCGTGCTGTCATCGGTAGGCGGCTTCATCCTGCCGAACGCGGCGGGGGCTTTCGAGGTCGGCCGCTTGTCGGCACCGTCGGCGACAAGCGCCTGGTCGGTGGGTCAAGCCGACATTCTCGGCGATGAGATCAGCCTCGATCGCAATCCGGACACGGACAGTCATTTGCCCGCCTGGCGCGTCATCACCCGCTACGGCCGGAACAACCAGCTCCAGGACGATGGCAATCTAGGTGCTTGCGTCTCGGTGGATCGGCGCGGCTTCCTCGCCAAGGAATATCGGGAGGCCAAGGCCGAGAACGCGGCGGTGCTGACCAAGCACCTGCTGGCGCCAGAAATGACCGTCGACACGCTGATGCTGAGCGTTTCGGACGCCACGGCCGAGGCGACGCGCCTTCTGGGGCTCTACGGCACCCGCCGCGACGTGCTGCGCTTCTCGGTGCGGGCGATGGACGCCGGGGCCATGACATTGAACTCGACAGGCACGGTGACGCTGCCGCGTTTTGGCTATCAGGCCGGGCGCAGAATGGTGGTCATCGGCCGCCGCGAAGATCCTGCCAACGAGCAGGTCGAAATGACGGTTTGGGGATGAGCATGAGCCAGTACGTGTATCTGATCTACGACTATGAGGAGCACGGCCCCGATCGCATCGGTTCGACACTCGACCGCGAACGCCTGCATGAGCTGGTCGACAGTGTATTTGGCAGCAGGGGGAACTTCTACCGCCAGTACTCTGAGGCGAGCCTCACCGATCTCCATCGAGTTCTCGCCGAAATGCTTGAACAGTCTGACGAGGCCCTACTGAACAACGGTGGCCGAAACCATATCGAGCCTGGTTGGAGTGGCCCCGTACTTCATGTGATGCGGCTGGCCTAGTCATGGCTGATGGCGCAATCACTGTCACCTCGCTGATCGCGAACGGTGGCGCACAGCAGATCGTTCTGACCTGGACCTCTGACATTGGCTCTTGCCTGCCGTATCTCGGGCTCGAGCGCTATGAAGTCTGGGCCGCTTCGACCAATAATCGGGCCAACGCGTCGAAGGTCGCCGAGGTGGCCGACTTCCAATACACGCACCCAAACCTGCCAACAAAGACACGGCGTTTCTACTGGGTGCGGGCTCGCGATCTGTCGAAGAACCTTGGCGATTTTCACCCGCTCAGCGCGACCGCCGGCGTTGAGGCGACGACGTTCTTGCCGACTGTCGACCCCGATACGCTGGAGGGGGAGCTCGAAGAACTGACGCTGGGGCTTACCGCTGGCGGCACGATCAAGTTCGTGCGGCTGACGGGTGTCAGGTCCGGGTATTCGAGAATTGATGCCAAGGCGCTTTATGACCTGGCCGACGATTCCGATCGTGCTGCTGCTTGGGGCCTCGATACCCCGGCCGACAAGTCCAAACCGTCCGAATTCTGGGTGCGGGCAGACTGGTTTCGGCTGCGCAATAGCGCTGGGGTGCTGTCGGCAGCGTTCGATGCGAATGGCAAACTTGAGGTCAGCGTTCTCAAGGCCAAATCGGTCGATGCTGGCGAGGTGATGATCAACGGCTCTACCATCACCGATGTGATCGCCGACCAGGCAGTGAGCAAGACTGTTGCAACCACTCCGTCCGACTACGGCTCCCTCGTCAGCGGCACTCAATGGGTCACCTTAAAAACGTCGGTCATCAACATCCAGAACAAGGATGGCATGCGCCGCGTCCGCGCTGAGGCGTCTGCCACCTTCGAGCGGAATGACGGCGGCGGGCCGCGCACCATCCGCATGCGGCTCACCAAGAACGATGTGGTGATGCGTTCCTCGAGCTTTGACAAATACCAAGGGGTGGGGCCGATGTCCTGGCCGATCTCTTTCGTCGACACCTCCCCATCGAATGGCAACGACGAATGGCGGTTTCAGGCAGCGGGCGTTGGCACTGATGTGCGTGATTGCGATCTCACTCTAACTGGGTTCAAACGATGAGCGCGCTGAGGGACTGGACACTTATCAACGCCAACACCGGGCTGGTGAAGTGGGGCTATCCCTCTCTGACCGAAGAGGATGCGCTTGCGCAGGTTATCGAGCCAGAGGACGTGTTGATCGCAGGCACTTGGGCCCAGGCGGATTGGCAGTTTGTCCGTTCACTCGACGGCTGGTCGGCGCAACCAAGAGCCAAGTCAGCGCCGACGGTGTGGGCCATAAAGCTCGAGGCGCAGCGTAGAATCGAAGATCGCTTCCCGATTTGGCGCCAGATCAACCTGCAGCGCGAAAGCCCTGTCGAATGGGTGGCGGCCACCAGCTACATCGATGCGGTTCGCTCCGCCTCCAATGCGATCGAGGCCATGAGCCCGATCCCGCAGGACTTTGCCTCTGACGTCTACTGGCCGGTGATCAATGGGTAACGCGCTATTCCTCTATGAGCCAAAGTCGGACAACGCCTTGCTGGGCGGCGGCGACTGGCGGGCAGGGCTGCCCCTGGCGAACCTGATCGATCCCCGCCTCAGCAAGGTGGCGCGGTCTTCCAACACGTTGCTGGCCAGCACCCAGTTCCGCGTGTCGCTGCCAACCGTGACGCCGTTCCGGGCCTTGGCCATGGGACCGATGAACATCACCACGGCCTACCGGTACCGCATCCGGACATGGTCGGCAGGGTTCGTCGGCATGCTGTCGGACACCGGGTGGGTAAAGCCCTTCGACGGGCAGTCTGCTGGGCCGCTTGAGCTGGAGTGGGAGGATCCAAACTTCTGGCTCGGCCTCACCCCCTTTGAGGACCAGGAACGCGGCGTTTGGCTGATCCACGACTTCGGCACGCCGCAGGTCGGGCAGTTCTGGACCTTCGAGATCGACGACCAGACTAACCCTGACGGCTACATCGAGATTGGCCGGCTGTTCATGGGGTCGGCATTCCAGCCCACCTTGAACTACGGTTACGACAACAACGGGTTGAGCTTCGAAAACAATGCGCTGATGGCGCCGACCCTTTCAGGCGGCACACAGGCATGGCGCCGGCTCAACCCCAGAGTGTTTAGGGCCGCGTTCCCCAACATGGCCGAGGCTGAGGCCTTTGACGAAGTCTATCGCATGTTCCGTTCGGTGGGCTTCGACGGCGAGGTGCTTGTCATCCCCGATCCCGACGATGCCGCCAATATCCAGAAGCGCTCGATCTTCGGCAATTTCCGAACAATGGACGCCCTGAGCCAGACGGCTTTCGGACTGGTCGGCACCGGCTTCGAGATCAAAGAAATCATCTAGCCCCCAACGGCTTCCATCACCACCCAAGGCCCTGCTCGCGCGGGGCCTTTTGCATTGGCAAGGACCTCACATGGCTGTCCCTACCGCAGAACTTGAGCGGCTCTCCGCCGGCAAGCCGCTGGGCTACAACAACGACGATTACAACGTCTCTACCAACCCATTCGGGTTCGGCAATGGCGGGCACCGGGTCAACCTGTATCCGCTGACGGCCGACATGACGGTCGTTGCCGACTGGTTGGCCGATGAAGCTCTGCCAATCGCCGGAATGGGCGATGATATCGAGGCCCTGGCGGCAATCACCGCCGAGATCACGGTCGCTGCTGCCAACGCCTCGGCGACGGCAACTGTGGCAAGCCTCGCAGCTCAGATCACCGCACTGGGGGCGATTTCCGCCAACATCACGGCGGTGGCGTCGAACGCGGCCAATATCAATACCACTGCTGCCGGCATTGCGAACGTCAATGCGGTTGGCGGGTCCATTGCAAATGTGAATGCGGTAGCTGCTGCGCTGGCGAACATCACCTCTGTTCTGGCTATCGCCGCCAACATTGCCACCGTCGCCGGCATCGCCGGGAACGTGGTGACTGTCGCGGGCGTGGCGAGCCAGATCAATACGCTGGCGGCCATCAGCCCGGCCGTTTCGGTGGCAGCGTCCGTCTCGATGCAGATCGGTGTCGTCGCTGATATCCAGGCGGCGATCACGGCAGTCGCTGGCATCACCGGGCCGATTGGTACCGTTGCAGGCGCTATCGTTTCGGTCGGGACCGTCGCGGCGAACATGACGGCTGTTACGGACGCCGCTACCAACATGTCCGCCATCATCGCAGCGCCGGCACAGGCCGCAGCCGCTGCCGCCAGTGCGGCCACGGCAGCCAACCAGGCCTCCGCTCTGCGTGGCACGAGCGCGAGCACCCTTGCCATTGGCACAGGCTCCAAGGCTTTCACCACGCAGGCGTCGAAGAAATGGGAAGGCGGCGACTGGGTGGTGGCCGTCTCGGACGCCAATCCCACTGTCGACTGGATGCATGGGCAGGTCACCGCCTACTCCGGGTCTGCCCTGACCATCAATGTAGGGGCGAAGGGCGGCACTGGCACGCACTCGGACTGGACCATCCGGATATCCGGCCCGCAGGGCGTTCCCGCTTCTGGCAGTGGAGATTTTCAGGGCGCCACCAGCTCGACCGCCGGCAATATCGTGGTGTTCGATGACACGACGGGCAAAGTCGGCCGCGACAGCGGCGTCAATGTCACCGCGATCGCCACTGCACTCCAGCCGGGTGCTGGCGCCGACAACCTCGTGGAAGGTAGCACGAACAAGTTTCTGACTTCTGCCGAACGCACAAAGCTGTCGAACATCGAGACGGCCGCCGACGTCACCGACGCCGCCAACGTGGGGGCATCGATCCACGGCGTGACTGGCAAGACGACGCCGGCCGACGCCGACACAATGGGGCTCATCGATAGCGCTGCGAGCAACGTCCTCAAGAAGGTCACCTGGGCGAACGTCAAGGCGACCCTAAAAGCATATTTCGACAGCATTTATGCTGCGGTACACGCCAATATCACGGCCCTGTCCGGCCTAACCCTCGCCGCCAATAAGCTGCCGTATGCAACGGGGGCTGGCGCCCTGGCGCTGACCGACCTGACGTCGTTGGCCCGGACGCTTATCGGCAAGTCTACTGCCGTGGAAATGGTCGACACCTTGGGCTTGATCGGGGCCAACCTGGCCAAGAGTGCGAACTACACCGTGGTCGCCGGGGATCGCGGCGCCATCATCAAGGTCGATGCATCAGGCGGCGCTCGCACCATGTCGCTTCCGGCAGCGGCGACAGCTGGCAACGGCTTCACCATCACGCTGGAAGCGAGCAACGCCGCCAACTTCGTCACCATCAGCGCGAACGGCGCCGAGCTGATCGACGGGTTCGGAACATACACGCTAACACTGACTGGGCAGTCGGTCGTTCTGCGCTGCAATGGAACGGGCTGGGACGTGGTGGCGGAAGCTGGGACCGTTGTCACTGGCGTCGGCACAGGCGAGCAGGGTACCTACAAGAAGTTCGCTGACGGCCGACTGGAGATTGAAACGCAGGTTGCGATGTCTGCCGTCGCGATAGACCAGGCCGCAGGCACGTTGTTCTGCTCTGCGCTACAGACGTGGACCCTGCCACACGCCTTCTCGAGCCAGCCGGTCCTCGGCGCGTCGTCGCAACGCAACAACAGTACCGTGATGTCGGGAATTAGCTTCCGAGACCGGTCGCAAACCGCTCCGACATGGGTGTTTTGGCAAACGTCCAGCACAGCGTCGGGTGTAGGCGGTCGCACGGCCTACTTGTCAGCGACAGGGAAGTGGTTCGAATGACCAAGACCGGTCTCTTTTCCGGCCAATCCAATGCGGTTGGCAACGGCCCCGGCGGCCCTTTCAACATCGATAGCCGCGTTACGGTCTGGAACGGATACTCAAACCGTGATGACGCAACCCTGCTGGGCTCGGCTTGGATCGCCCCGGATCGGAACGCGCAGCCGTTTTTTGAAGGCTGTAACCACCAGGGCATCTGGACATCCAGCTATCTGGCCCGGGCGACCGGGGAGAACCAGAGGCTTCTCAGCAGCGCGAGGAATGGCGCCGCCATTGCGGAGTGGCATACGGGGTCTGCGGTCGGGCCCCAATACACGCGCATAATGGCGCTCCGCGCTGCTGCGGGTATTACCACGCCTTTCGACTGGTTCGGCTGGAACCAGGGGTCAGCGGACGCTGGCGACACCGCCACCTACCGAACCAAATGGAATGCCATGATCGCCAAGATGATTGCCGATGGCGTCATCACATCGACCACTCCCATTTTTTTGTCGGAAACCGCGCACCTGACAGCGATCAACCCGATCCTGCAGCAGATAGTGGACAACGATCCTCGCGTCGGCTTTGCCCGCATCGGGAAGTATCCAACGATAGATGGGGCTCACTTCACCGGCCTCGCCCTGTGTCACGCTGGATATGAGGGCGTCCGGGCGATGGCCGAGACTACCGGTACGATCTTCACCAACGTCGTCAACCCATTGGCACTAGGGAACGTCGCCGGGACAGGACTGTCAAGAAAGTCTGCATAACAGCCTCATCTCAAGCCTTCGACACCGCCGCCTTATGGGCTGATGCTGATGAAGGTCGGGCCGACCAACTGGCTCGGTCTTGGCGGCTTCGCCAACAACAACTGACCTTTTGCCGCCCACTGAGGCGGCTTTTCGTTTCATGGAGATCAACAATGGACTCTGCGTTCTTCGACGCGGTGCGCAATGCGCTGTTCGGCGGGTCGCTCAAACAGGAGCAGGTCGACGGCATGAATTCCATCGGCGCTGCTTGGGACAAATGGGGCGACGGCGACAACCGCAAGCTGGCTTACCTGCTCGGCACCGCAAAGCACGAGACGGCGCACACCATGCAGCCGATCCATGAGCGGGGCGGGAAGGCCTATTTCAACAAATACGAGCCCGGGACCAAGATCGGCAAGGCGCTCGGGAACACGCTGCCAGGCGACGGTTACAAGTTCCGGGGCAGGGGCTTTGTCCAGCTCACCGGCCGCGCCAATTATGTGAAGGCTGGGAAGGCCATCGGCGTCGACCTTGTGGCAAATCCTGACGCCGCGCTCGAGCCGGGCAATGCCGCCCGCATCCTGGTTGTTGGCTGCATGCAGGGATGGTTCACCGGAAAGAAGCTCGGGGACTATTTCACCGACGAGACGGCCGACTGGACCGGCGCGCGGCGCGTGGTCAACGGCACCGACCGTGCACAGGAAATCGGCCAGATCGCGATGTCGTTCTATGCGGCGTTGCGCAACGCTGGAGCACCGCAGCCCGCGCCGTCGCGCCCGCCATCCCAGCCCACCCCGAAACCAGCACCTGCGGCTTTGACGCCCGCCCCGCAGCCGAACCGGCCTGTCATCAACAAATGGGTGGTTGCCGGCTTCCTCGGGGCCATCTGCGCCATCGCTCTCATCCTCATCAACACGCTGCGCTAGGAGGCGCGACACCATGTTTCAGAACGTCATCCTCGGCTGGTTCGCCCGTCGCGGCCTTGAGCTGGGCGGCCTCGCCATCGCGCTGACCACCTTCATCACCACGCTGCCCCCGGCCTATCAGGACGCGCTCTGGAAGCTCGCCTCTGGCCACTGGCAGGATGTGCAGCTCGGCGTGCTGGCGGGGCTGGCTGTCAGTGTCTGGGGTTATATGTGGTCTTGGAGGTCCACTGTTCGCTCTCAGGTCGTCACGTCGGACAAACAGCAGATCCCATTATCCAACAGCCGGGCCGCACAGATCGCGGTCGAGGAGATAGCGAAGGCCGCTCCGAAGCCGCCCACCTTGTGGGAGTTCCTAACTAAGCGCTGAGCGGGTCCAAGCAAAAGTCTTGCCCTTGAGCAGGCGGGAGATGGTCGTGCCAGACACACCATATTCCGCCGCGAGTGCTCGTTGGGAAACGTTACCCTGCTCCCAAGCGGATCGAATGGACGCGGCTTGACCGCGGGACAGCTTCCGCATTGCGTCCCGGCCTTTGGCCATCATGTCCACGGTATTGTCAGCCGCCGATCCCAAAAACAAGTGTTTGGGATTGACGCAAGCCGGGTTGTCGCACTCGTGCAGCACCATCTTGTCGTCCGGGATTGGGCCGTTGTGTAGCTCCCAACTGACGCGCGGCGCCCTAACCGGAACCCCGGTTTTTTCGCCCATCATCTTGCCATAGCCTTTTTGGTTCCGGGAGCCGGACCACTCCCAGCAAGCGTTGCCCGCAGCTTTGGTCACGAATTTCCAGAAACGCTCTTCGACAGTCGCCCTGGGCCGCGCACGTCGGGCGCAAAGGTTCGAGCAGTACTTTCGATGAGAGAACACAGTGCGGTTCTCTTTTCCGCCGTTCGCATATCGGCGGCGGAAAAACACGTTTCCACATGCCGGGCAGTCCCGGCCGGGCTCATCAATAAAGAAAGAGACGTTTGCCATGGCACCGATTCTAGATGCGTTGCGCTCCGATGTCTACATAAGGAATCTCGGCGCGGAGACAGCCGTCGAGAAGAAGCGGGTCAAGCCGCTGTTCGGCAGCAAGTAGGAGCCGGGCTCAATGGACGGTTTCACCCCAGAGCAACTGCAGCAACTCGAGGCGACCGTTCGGCGAGCGGTGAAGGAAGAATTGAGCGACGCCGGGCTCAGGCTGGACGACGCCACACACCAGGACGAGGCCCGAGAGGACTTCCGGCTTCTGCGCAAGATGCGCAAAGGGATCGAAGGCGTCAGCTCCAAGATAGGGTGGGCCGTGATCCTGGCCATTCTCGGCGGCGTGGTGTTCGTATTCGACCTCGGCATCAAGGCTTGGCGGGCCGGTGGCGGCGGTTGATATCCGCTGCCCCGCCTGCGGGCTCCCATCCACCGACTGGACCCCTCACCGTATCCGGGATTGGCTGGCTATATCGGCCAGATGCAAATGCGGGAATCGGTGGCAGGTGAATAGGGTGGGGATGGAGCTACCCCTTGCGGGCGAGCCAGGAGGCGACTGTCTCCCGCGAGAATCGCGCCTTGCATCCACCGAGGAAGCCGCCGGCTCCTTTGCAGGATGATCTAGCCTCGATCTGCATAAGCTCGGGCAGGCCGATATCGCCGCCATGCTTCTCCAGCAGCTTCGACGTTGTCAGCACCGCGCGACGGCTGCACTGGTCGCAGATGATGATGACCTTTGCCGCGGTCACGTCGGAGAGTTGATAGGCGCCTGAGGACATGCCCACAAAATAGCGCTTCGCACGAGAACGTCCAGAGAACATACCTTGCCTGGAACTTGCCAATAGTGTGCGCTTAACGGTGCGCAGTGGTGCTTGGCAGCGTGTCGAGAAAGCGGTGAAACCTGAGGATTTCTGGTGCTGCCGGACAGGATTGAACTGTCGGCCTCCCCCTTACCAAGGGACTATGATAAGTGCACCGAGATGCTATATTTTGCGGGCTCTTCCGCGCCTCGGTAAATACGCACTTGCCTCGTTTATGTCAATCGGCCCTGTTTCCTTGTCGAACACGGTAGCCACGCTTTTCCCTGCTTCGTGGCTGTGGACATAGGTCTCCATGAACAGCCGTGAGGACTTCCACCCGCCCGCGTCCATCGTGTCTTTGATGGCGGCGCCGGCGGCCAGCGCATTCGTCGCGAACGAGTGACGCCCTGCCGAGTGGGTCGACCGAGCGTCTATCCCGGCATACCCGGCAACCCGCTTCATCACGCGGTTGACCGCCTTTGGGTCCGTGTACCCAAACACCCGCTCATCTTCCTTGGCTCCCAAGCCCTGGATGCGCCCGACCAGTTCGGCGGTGAGGTAGCGCGTCTCAAACTCCCCCATTTTCGTCTTCTCCAGCAGCACCATTCGCTGTTGGAGGTTCACATGCCGACCCTCAACGCGCACCGCCTCGGATATTCGGGTGCCCGTCTGGTGCAGGAACAGCACCAGTGCGGAAAGGTGCGGAAGCTTCCGTCCGTCGGCTGTCGCCATGAACTTGTCCAGCCAAGGGCGATCAACAGGCGTGTGCTTGCGGGACTTCCCCACCTTGAACTGTTCGACGCTGATCGCGCCGCACCAGCCAAGGTGATGGGCGTACATAATCACTGCACGTGCTGGCACTATGGCCTGGCGGTTCTTTGTGGCCGGGGCGCGGCCGGGATAGATTGTGTTTGCCATCGACCGGAGCTCGGCGCCGGTGATGGTCGCGACACGGCGGCCCTTGAAGTGCTGAATGATGGCCGGCAGGTAGGTTCCGTCGCCGCCAGTGCCATCCTTGCCGCCGTGGCTCAGGTACTCGATGGCCGATTCTTCGAAAGTGCGGATCGCCTCTTCGCCATACTGAGCACGTTTCCAGTACCGGGCTTCAAGGTCTGCTTTGAGCTTGAGCGCTTGGTTTTCGTCGCGAGTGCCAAGGCTCTCTCGAATACGCTGTCCGTCGATGCTGCCAGAGACGTGCCAAACGCCGTTGACGTTTTTGAGCTCGAGCCCTTTGCTTCGATGTGGCTTTGCTCGCATATGGATTCTCTCAGTCTGGCGATGTGCTCGGGATAGAATACCTTCTTGACGCCGCGCTTCTCGAAATGAGGGTGGTCGCGAACGATATCGACAAGGAAGCGTCTGGAGATCCCAAGCAACAGCGCAGCGCCATCCATGTCAACAGGGACCAGGCCGTCGGCCCATGCGGGTAAGGCGGCCATCTACCCCTCCACCTGAGCAGCGGCGAGCATGGCGCGGTAGGCGTCCCGAACAGTCTGCATCTTCCCGCAGAATGGCAAGCCAGCGTATTGCGAGGATAGGCTTGGCTCTTTCGGCACCACAGCAAAGCCCGCAGCGTCGAGATCGGCTAGGGTCGCTTCGGCACCCTCTACAGCCAGTCCTATCTTCGACTTCGGACTGAACGGCGGGTCCATACTATCCGGTGCTTGGCACCCATGCTCTACCCGGTAGATCGCCCTCGCCATCACTTCCGCTGCCTCACGCATCTGGGTTCTCCAGAGCGGCGCGGCCGGCGGGGGTGATGGAATACCGAAACGAGTTCTCTGCCTGTCTGTTGACCTGGACCAGACCCATCGGCTCCAGCTTTGAACGGCACACAGCCGCCTCGCGCGCGTGGTAGGTTGGCAGGAAGCCAAAGTCGTTGGCAGGGTACCCGTCCGCGCGGTTCTTGAGCCATTCGAGCGCGATGCGCTGCGCCTTCGTCAACTTACTCACCGGCTTTCTCCTTCACGATCAGGGATGCTCGGTGGATTGACCGGGACAAGCGGGTGTAGACACGACATAGCCGTTCATCCTCGGTCCAATGCCAGTTTATGCCGTGAACGTCTCTGCGTTCGCTAGGGTACTTGGCTAGCATCATGGCGCGAGCTTCCGCATAGACTGCCGCCTTACGCGTGAAGTAGTGCCTCCCAGCCTTCGGGGAGAAGAAGACCACGCGAGTGCGCCGTTCAATTGTAGATGTCATTGACCCGCCTCCTTCACGATCAGGGCTGATAGAGCAGCGGCAAGGAGGGCGAGGGGGATTGTTTCAGCGTCACCGAACGCCGTCCGAGACCCGTTATCCTTGAAGCTGGTACTGGGCCATATCCTCGCCGAACTGCGGCTGCGGGGAGATACCCCGGCGACGACAGCTGGCTCCGTCAGTTCCCAGCCCCACCCCGGCAGCACCCTCTCTATGAAGGCAATGGCAGCGTCGACGGAGGCGGTGAAGGCGGGAAGCGCAACCCAAGGCTCCGCCTTACGGGTTTTTGTCGTCCTATGTCCCATGCGCCAATTCCGATCTTTATTCTCGCGTTTGATCTCGACGCCAAAAAATTCTGAGGCTATCGCAGCATCGATTTCCCGATCCGCCCCCGTCGCCTTCACCACCCGGTCTAGTAGCTGTTCAAGGTTGGTCATGGGGTGCCTCCGAGAAGGTGAAGAGCGCTTTGGCGAGCGCCGATCCTGCGGGCGGCAGCACAGTGCATCCATCGATTTGGATTGCCGCGCAGAACATTGCCCCCGGCCATGTCAAACCGACATAGACGCCGCCGAGGGAGTTCAGCGCCGGGATTGCGCGGTGCATAGCGGTGCCGGTCATGATAGCAACCAGGCCATAGACGACGAAGACGCCGAACCAGAAAGACTGTGCGTGGATCCCGCTCATTCTCCCGCCTCGCTGGTCTGGGGTGTGAGGGCGGCGAAGAAGGGGCGGGTGAAGTCCCGCTCTTCCGTGACTGTGGTCAGCCCGCGCGAGATCAAGCAGCCCTGGATGAACCCGAGCCACCGGTTCGCCTTATCGGTATCCATCCCGCCATACATCTGGGCGAGCATCCATGTAAGGTGCGCCAAGTCTGTGCCTGGGTCAGGAACGCATTCCGGCCACCGGATGCCCTGCGCCTCGATCATGGTTTCGTATCGGCGCAAGACTTCCGGAGCTATTCCATTCACCCCCACAGGGGCGGGGACAGGGCGGGTGTTCCATGCGGCGTAGTTGAAGCCATCGACGTCCCACGCCTTCCCTGCGAGGATGCAACCGCTCTCCGGGTGCGCGAATGTCGGGTCACCGTCATAGTCTCGGGCATGGTGTAGCCCCTCATGACAAAACGGGCAGGGTTCCATTTCACTGGCCATTGTCGGCTCCTTTTAGGGCGGTCCGTAAAAGGGCGTCGACCTCGACGGCTATCCGCATGGCTTCCGGCCGCAACTGAGGCTTCATGTATTCATCCCTACCGACGAGCCCATCCAAGGAGCAGCCGAGCGCCCGACAAAGGCCGATGAGGGTGGAAATCGAGGGGTTGGTATTCTTCCCGTTCTCGATTTCCCACACGTATGATTTTGCCAAGCCTCCGCGATCTGCCACCTGTTGCAGCGAAAGGCCGTGTGCTTTCCGCAGCCCTTTTGCGTTCACAGCGATGGTTTTGCCGATTTCCATTTCACTGGCCATCATTCACCTCGTCTGAAAGAGCGCGGGCTTGGGAGGGAGGGGTGGAGATGGAGCGCCAGTGGGTTGCAGGTAGCCCTATCCCAGCGGTCGGCCAGCAGGTCATTCCCATAAGGCTCGTTAGAATGCGGTGACCATCCGGCGTGCGGCGTGCCATATGCGGGTGTGGCCACCCATTCGCCCAGACAAGGAAATCCCCGTCCTTCGGCGCCGTCTCTATCGGTTGCCAATCCACCTGCGCCTTGAGCTTGGAGACTTCGGCCTCTGCGGCGTCAGCGCGGGCGTTGGAGGCTCGCGCTCGCTTGTCCATCCGGCGCAACCTGCCACTAAGCACATGGGCCATGTGGAAGTAATCGACGCCCGCCCGGGCCTTCTGCCACTCGGCTTCAAAGGCTGCGTCTTCTGCCGTCACCGGCTCCACCAACCCGGTCATGATTGCACCAGGGCGGCGGCCAGCGAGTCGATGAAGTCTGCGGCCGCACGATGAAGCTTGGCCTTCCCAACATGCTCATTCCCGTCGACCGAGAGACCGCTGTTCATGTATTCGATTGCCAGTGCTTCTTCATGGGCCGCTAATCCAACATGCCATTGAGAAAGCTCCCGATAGGCATCAATCCGGCCCTCCACCTTCCCGGCCTCGGCAACATGGCCCGGCACAAGGGCGGCGGTGAGGGCCTTGTCCGCATAGTCGCGAGCAGCTTTGAAGCGGAAGGGGTAGTCGGTGTGGGTCGGGTTCTCCTTCCGCCACTCGATACCCCGCAAGTACGCGTCGATAAGTGATTGCTCATCCGCCCGCTCCACAGCAGCGTCATCCACCACAGCGGAGCGGAGGGCTTTGAGTTCGGTGGCCATGGCGGAAACTTCGCCGAGAGAGCAGGACATGTAGAAAGCGCTGGCCGCCCCCGGTCCGTCTTCGAGGCTGCCCGAAAGTCTTTCGGCCATGTCGCCATACTCTACTGCGATCTCCGCCAGTCGTTCGGTGCTTAGCTCTGTGGTCATGGCTATTCGCTCCTGCGGAGGGTGTTGCGATTTTCGATCTTGCGAGAACCGGCCGGAGGCCAGGCATTCCCGCGGCTCTGAATGGGGCGTGATGGCGCGCGCTCGGCCTTTGCCTTGATGGCGCGTGGCTTCGGTGCCGGATCTTGCGTGAGGAACAGCAGCCCTTGACCGATCCGCCGGCGGATCGTTCGCTGCAGACCGCGAAGGGCGTAGAATAGCCAATCCTCGCGGCTCAGGACCATACTGCGGCCGTCCATGGCGTCGTGGCAGGCCATGCAACCGTCGCCGACCGAAAAGTCGTCGGCCTTCTGCGCCATGCCGAAGGTCTCATCGTGTAGGTGGCACGATACGGCCGGGCCGCCGATGCAAACGCCGGGGATCTGGAACACGCAGGTCTGATCCTTGGCGCCGTCGAGGTATTTCCGGCTTCGGATGGGATCGCGGCGGAAGTTCTCAAGCATGCTCTGCCTCCTCCCGACCAAGAGCAGTAAGGGTGACAAGCGGGCCATCATCCGTGGCCTCGACGGTCAGATAGCCGCGATATTCGAGGGAGCGCAGCGCCTTGCGACCTGCGCCGGGGATGTGATCGTCAGCGCGGAAGCAATGCGACCCACCGGCTTCTGAAACGCGCCGCATAAGCTCGCGCTCGTTGTCGGATACCTTCTTCATGCTGCGGCCTTCGGTTCGAAGGCGTAGCGGTCCGGAGGCACGGTCAGGACGATCCCGAACTCGGAATGGCGCTGAAACACCAGGTCCATATACCGGCCCATGTCGGCGACACTCATCAGCCGAGTGACCGGCACATCCATGTCGCGGATCATCGCCAGCTTCTCGTCGTAATCGAGCGGGCGGATCAGCCGGTCATAGGTGGCGCGGAACTTGTCGGACGCAGCGCGCATGATCGGCACGCCGATTTCCAGCTTGCACCGGGCGCGCACTTCCTCGCGGTCCTCGCCGGTCTGGTCGGCGATCTCGGCATACCATTTCTGTGATAGCCGGTTCTGCTCGACAGACCGGTCGCGGCCATCTTGGATGTCGACGGTAAATGGCCGCTTGCGACCATCCAGATAGACCTTGAGCAGGGCGAGGTCGTCGGGGCTTTTGACGATACGCTGGGTCATGGCGTGCCTGCCCCGGTCGTGCGCACCAAAGACAGGCGCTTGCGCTCGATGTGGTGCCAAAGCTCGTCCCTCGGCTCTTGCGGCAGAGCATCGAAAATCGATCCTTCCAGCAGATCCACGGCGGCCATGATCGAAAAGCCGTCGGTCGCAGCCTCGATGCGCTTGTGCATGTCGGTGAGGTACTGGCTCTGAGCGTCTATCGTCGTCATCTGAATTACTCCGATCGGTTACTGCTCTCGCATTGGCCGACCGGTCCCTGTTGCATTGGGAAACTATGCGGCCATGGCGGAGGGAGACCCGTAGAGACGGATCAACTCGGCCACCGTGGCGTCGATTTCTGCGAGGAAGGCGATCACCTCGGCTTCAAGCTCGGCAATGCGCTCGTCGTCGCGGACGAGCCGCGCGCTGAACAGGCGCATTTCTTCTGGCAGCCGTGGGTCGAACGAAACGAAGTCGCACCACTTCCGACCCGTGCAGGCCATCTGCCACAGCATCTGCGTCTGGTACTTGGTCGGGATCGATTGGCCGCGCAGCGTCTCGATGTGGGTGGCAGTGTTCGGGCATTTGATCTCGACCAGGCCATCGTCGCCGACCAAGCCGTCAGGGCTCGCGCCGCTCATTGGGATTGTCGGGTGGCCGACAAAGGCCACCTGCTCGACTTCGTTGTCGGTGCGGAACTCGTATGCCAGCCGGGCGTCGGGCTCGTTGTCAGTGCCCCACTGCATGGCCGCGTTGCTGTAGCTTTCCGCCACCGACCCAGTCAGGCGTTCGGCAATGATCTGGGCGGCGTAGTTGGCCCGGCCTGCGGCGGGGCCCGTCTTGGTCTTGGCGATGACGTCAGCAACGCGGGAGGCTGTCACTTTGCCGAGGCGGATTTGCAGCCACTGGGCCGAACCTTGTTCGAACTCATGCGAATTCATGGAAAAGCTCCTGGCGTTTTGCGCGATATGCCGCTTCAGCTTCTGCTGGCGTGGCGTAGCTGCCCAAATGATGTTGGGTTTTCATGTGGCTAATCCGGGCTTCAAATCGCCCAGACGGCATCGACCGCACGCCCATAGGTAGATTGATCCGGCGGGAGCGCCGTTTATGGTTCCATGCGTTTTGGTAGGTGGTCGCCTCGCGCAGGTTATCTGCCCTGTCGTTGAGCGAATTGCCGTCGATATGGTCCAGCATCTCGTCTGGCCATTTGTGCTGGGCCCAGAGCCAAACCAGCCAAGAGCGCTTGATAGGGAGGGTGTCACGCTTCACGTACCAATACGGCTTGCGTGAGCTTCGAGGCGCGCCTGCCTCCTTGCCAAGCATGCGCGGGTGCATCTTTGGCGAAACCTTCCAGACAAGCCGCCCGGACGCCGGGTCGACATCGAACGTGCGTTCCATCCACGCCCTGGTTTCAGCAGGATCAAGGTCGCGTGCGCTTCTCATGCGGCCCTCTGCTTCTTGGCATTGAGCTTCGCGACGGCGTCATCGAATTTGCTGGCCGGGATCTCCGGAATGCTGGCGACCTTCATCACCTGGCAGAACTTGGCGGTGTCTGACTTGGTCTCGGTCAGCAGCGCGTTGATGGTCGCGATCTGCTCGATGTTGACCAGTTCGCCGTCGCCGGCAGCCTGCCCGTCATCATCGCCCGAAGCGGCGAGGCCAAGTGCCTGGATGAGGGTGTAGCGCTGCAGGTAGGTCAGCGTCGAGCCGATCGACTGGATCGCGTTCTTGTTGCCGCTGCTGTCGGCTGGCCCCCGCAGCGTATTCATTTCCTCGTGCCCGTACCCTGTGATGATGCACGTCACGCTGATGGCGTCGGTCTGGATCGTCTGGAACCGATAGGTCAGACCGAGGCTGGAGAGAATAGGGTCGATGACCTTGGCATACGCCGAAAAGTCGGCGTACCGCTTGTTGTTGTTCCCCTTCTGGTTCTTGAGTATCGGCGTCTCGGCGACAATCGCCTTGGCCTGCGCCACGGCATTGCTGAATGCCAGCTTTGCCGCCTTCGCCTCGATGCGGTCCTTCATCTCGATGAACCGTTCGATGCGGTCAGGATCGATGTCCGGGTTGAGAGCCATCCGTTCGATAACGTTGAGGATGGCTGCGCTTTCTGAAGCTGCCGGCGCTACTGGCAACTGGTCGGCGGCGTGGGTGACTACTGCTGTCGCGCTCATCGTCTTGCCTTCCTCTGGTTTTCCTCGGCCAGCTCAAGAGCCTTGGCGCGGGTGGATGGGGCGGGTTCGTCACGGCGCTTCACGGTCTCATCGCCAGTAGCGATGGCCATGAAGCTGGTTGCGGTGGCAAAGGGCGGGAGGCTGATCGGGGTGGGCTTGAGCGTCATGGCTGCAGCGCTTCGCTGCTGAACGGGTGCGCCGAGTTTTCAGCCATGTGGTGGGCACAGTACCAATGGGCTTTGCCATCGAGTTCGTAGAGGCCATTGACTGCCTTATCTCCGCACTGCTCACAGTACTTGTGCGCCATCTCGGAAAGGCCATCGTGGCGCGGGTAGGAAGAACGACGCCCGCCGCCGGATCTCGTCTGCTTCACTGCCTTGCACGATTTGGAGCAGAACCGTGCCCAACCACGGGCGCGGTCCGCCGTCCTCGCAACGAAAGGCGCGCCGCATTCCTTGCACTGGTAGGTTTCGGTCGAGGCGGTCACGCGAACCCCCCGTTGCTTGCGACGGCCTGGATAAAGGCCCAGAGCGCCAACAGCGTGCCGAAGAAGATCACGGCGTTATCGAGCCAAGAGGGGGTCATGGTGTGCCTCCGGTGGCTTTGGCTATGGTGGCCTTAGCGCAGTGCAGCGCCGACCATGTTTCAGTCGAGGCCATGTCCGCGTGATCGCTGGCGAAGACTTGGAAGTGCTCCACCATCCGTTCAAGCTCGGCCAGCAGATCAGGAGCTGCAGCGATCAGACGGGCATGCGACATTGCCTTCTCGTGTTTCCAAACCTGCGCGATTCCGCGCTCCGATCCGGTAGTGACTGAAACAATCTCGGCGGCCATGTGCTGGTAGATCGATCCCTCGACCTTCCAACGTTCGTCGGCGTGCTCCCCGCTCATGCGCCGCCCTCAATGGAATAGGTCACCGAGGCGACGTGCATGGCGTTCATGCTGGCGATGAGCGTGTCGCCCTTGAACACGTCGAACCAAAGGATGCCGTAGGACCCGAAATTTTGCTCACGGGGTTCGATCCTTGTGACGGTGTGGGACTCGACCATGTAGTATTCGGGCACCTCGCCTTCGCGACGTGGCTCTGCGCCACAGATGCATTTGATCGTGCTCATGCGACTGCCCTCTCTGTGTGGCTTGCGGCCTTGGCCCATGCCCTGTTGGCGCGGTTCATGCGCATGCTGATCCGGTGCTGCGTTGCCAGCTCCGTCGCGATTTCCTGCACCTGCTCATCGGAGAGCATCGACAGCCCTTCGCGGCGGAACATGTCGGCTACGGCATCGCGGATATCGCGCTGGCTGAAACGGCCGATAAGCCGCTCTTGTGTGGCTCGGGTGCTCATGCTGCGAACTCCCGGCGGTATTCTGCGCGGTTCTCTGCCTGCTCATGAGCGGAAGGCTGAACACGGAGCAGGGCGCGGACGATCTTGGCGTCACGCTCAATCACCCCGGCGTCAAAGCCTTCCTGCACCAGTTCTTCGGTGCCATCGGTGCGGACCATCGTGCCGCCCTGACGCAGTTCGCGCGGATCAAACACCATCACCAGATCGTCGGCGTTGGCGTGGTTCAGCGCCTTGAACAGCGGCAGCTTGTCATCGAAGGTCTGGCCGTCCTGAAAGCCGGTGCCGTCCCAGATCGCGTAGATTGTGCGGGTATTGATCATCATTCGCCTCTTGGCTTGATCCGTCTTCGTTCTCAGTGCTGTGCGCGGTCTAGGATTTCGCGTCTCGCGGCCACGTAGGCCGCATGAGCTGCTTCGGCCGTGGCAAATGATCCGAGGTAAATCCGCCGTCCGTTGTCGGCGATGCTCGATTGGAAATCGGATCGCCCCCGGCTCTGACGGACACCGGGGAGCCCGAATTTATTGGGGAGGGGCGCCCGATTGTGGTTGTTGACCGACGAGGTGGCGCGGCGCAGGTTCTCAGCCCGGTTGTCCGCCTTGTTCAGATTTTTGTGGTCAACAATGAAGGTCGGCCATTCGCCATAGTGCAGGGCCCAAGCAACAACGTGCGCCCGGTATGTCACGCCATCGACACGCACACGGCGATAGCCATTGTTTGTCGCCATGCTCGTCGGCAGACCGGCATTCGGCCCGCACAGGTGGGTTAGAACGCCGCTCTCAGCGTCGTAACTGATCAGCTTTTTCAGCTTGCTGATCGGTATGTGCAGCGGTTTTGGAGCGATCTGTTTCATGCTGAATCTCTGGAATCGCTGCTGCCGACCCGGTGGATCGGCAGAGGTGAAGATCAGTGGTCGCGAAGGAAGCTGATGTCGCGCTTCAACCGCCCAACCTCAGCCTCAAGGTCGGCGATCCGGCCGTCTTTGATTTCGTCGCTGTAGAGCTTGGCGAGCGTTTCCCGAATTTTCTCGGTCCGGTAGCCCTGCGGAGAGATGTACTTGACGTTGGCCCACTGCTCGCCGCCGATCAGCGCGCGCACACTGTCCTCGACCATGCGGCGCATTTCGCCCTGAACGTTCTGCTCGGCATCGCTGAGCAGGTAATCCCGAAAGGCGTCGTTGACCTTGTCCTGGATGGTTGCGAGCAGCGGCTTGACGATTTCGTCGGAGAGCTTCTCGGCGTGTTCTTCGTTCCAGTGAGCCAGGAACCGTTCGGCAGCGTCACGGGCCGCGAAGTATTCAGCGCCCAAATTGGGGTAGCCATTCGCCTCGGCTGTGATCTCGGCGCTGTAGGTCATCTGTCGGCTCCATCGGGTGGCTGTTTCGATGGAGGGAGATTGTCACCAATTTGGAGACATTGCAAGCACAATCGTCACCACATTGGTGACACCCGTTTGCGCCAGTTGATACTCACTGCTATAAGATGACATCAGCCCGAAGGGCTGGCGGGTAAGGAAAACAAAAAAGCCCGGCGCTACGCCGGGCTAGTTAGGGGCCGGTTAACCGACCGGATGCTTCTTAAGACCATCGGAGGCCTTAATGCTCGGCGCCCTTCAAAATCGAAGTGAAAAAACGGACGCGGGCGGTGCGACGGTAGCTGCTCGCATCGCGATCCGGATTCTAAGGCTTCTGCCGATCCCGGAGGCGGTCGAGCGGCACCTGAACAGGTGCGTTGCGGCTGCGGCCTTTTCGGAAAGGCGGCTTGACTTCGCCCAGGTACTTGGTGCCATCCCCATTCTTGATGGCGGCATAGGCCATTTTGACGTGAGTGGAGAGCGAATCGAGCCCGCCAAACTTGCCAGCCATGTTGTTGTAGGGAATCGTGGCCCAGTAGTTGGAGATGGCATCCACCTCCAGCACCGGAGCGAGACGGTTCACTAACTGGCCCGGCGTCTCATCGGTGTTGCACACGAATGCGAGATGGCGCTTGTCGTGCATCGCGTGTTTGAACGGGCGGTTCAGCGCCTTGCGCAAATCGCTCATCTCTTTGATGCACAAGTCGTTGTCGTATTTGAAGAAAATCTGAAGAACTACAATCAGGCGCGGTTTGCGCCAGTTGGTCCCGACCATATAAAGATACCTTTATGTCAATGTCTTTTGGTCTTGACCTTCACCTGGGATGTTCCGTAAGGTGATTTTGCATAATTGGTCGTCCAAAAGACGGTTACAGGAAACGCCCGCTCCCTCCCCAGGTTGACGGGCGTTTTCTATTTTGGCCGATTTAGTGTTGCGGTCAAGTGCCCGTTTGTTCTCTTCCTGTGCAGCAAACGTTCTGCTCGGGGAAATAGACGGCTTCACTCCAGCTCCGGTATCTCGCCAAACCGAAAAATCTCCACCGGCTCGCCATACTCGCCCAAGCCCATGTCGGCCTTGCGCGACCAAGCGATGATCCCAGCGTGCTTGTGCCTGATTTCTTTGGCAGCGCGCTCGGCTTGGCGCTCATTGTCGAACATCACCGGATCGAAGGCTGGCCGCAGTGTCCCGTCGGGGTTCCTGTTGAAGGCCATCACGACAATGAGGTGAGTGGGCTCGCTCACTCTGCAGCGGCCCTACTGTGAGACCGGGCCGCACGGTCAATATGGCGCACCGAGGCGGGTGGGAGCACCGCGAAGATTTCCCCGATCCACCGCAGACGCTGATCTGCTATCGGGTCGGCATTCCATGAGTTGAGCGTGACGGTGTTGTTCGCGCCATTCATCACGGTCTTGATGAACCGCCGGCCCTCTTCCGTTAGGACTGCAGCGTCCTCGCCGAAGAATGCGCTGAGCGGCTTCTTCTGCTCTCGATAAACGATGACGATGTGCCCGTCCTTGTAGACCGGGCGCATGGAATTGCCCTTCACCTCAAAAGCGATCATCTCGGCGGGGAGGGGGAATGGCACCTCGATCTGGCTCACGCCATCTTCGGGGACTTGCTCATATTCGGGGTCGATCTCGCCGCCCGCGCCAATGTTGCCCATGATCGGGACGACGGAGAATTGCTGCCCATCCCTCTCATCGAGAAGCAGAAGGTCTGCAGCCGTGACGTCGAGATGAGGCGCGAGCCGCGCGGCATCCTCAGGGGTTAGGCGGCGCTCCTGCTTCGCCCAGCGGTCGACGTTCTGCTTTGAATCGCCAGACAGACGGCCAAGGGCTGTGGGCCCCAGTTCCTTTGCCGCCATTGCTGCCGAGAGCCCGTTCGGGAATTTGCCTTTATTCATGTCCTGATGCTGTCACCAGATAGGCGACAGGGCGAGTTTCCAATTTGGTGACAAAATCAGTTGCGCCGTCACCAGATTGGTGACATCTTGTAGGCATGACCCTTGAGACATGGCTTGCCAAAAACCAAACGAGTGACGCCGCGTTCGCTACCCAGATCGGGGTGAGCCGCCAAGCATTGTGGCGGTACAAGTCCGGCGAGCGCATCCCTCGGCCGAAGATCCTTGAGCGCATCCAGGTCGCCACCGGCGGTCGGGTTAAGCCAGCCGATTTCTTCCCTGCGCCCTCCAAGCCGGAAGTCGCAGCATGACCGTCATCGGCGTTCTCATCGTCGTTTACGTCGGCGGCTTCATCAACGGCGCCGAACGCGGCCCGGCCACATTGGTGGGCCCTGCCGTCGCGCTGCTGGCGATGATGTTCGCGGTTCAGGCCGGGAGCTTCCAGTAGATGCACACCGAACACAGCCCCGGCCCTGTGACCGCCTTCGGCCACGCCAATTACCGGCCTTACGACGCCAGCGCGGGCAAATGCCCTCATCGCTGCCCTTGCGGCAGGGGCTTTGCCACCGCTGCCGATCTCAAACGCCATCAGCATGAAGTCCATACGGGGGAAACTGAATGAGCAAGCCCGACGATATCGCACAGGACGTTTGGGACGAGGCTATCCGCCGATCCGGTGTCTACGCGGAAAGCGCAGGCGACACCCTCGGCGAGCTTCGCTTGGATTTCGCCCGCGCCATCCTTGCCGCCGAGAAGCGCGGTGAAGAACGGGAGCGGGAGGCGTGTGCCGTCACCGCCGAGGAGCGCCACCACAGTTGGGGCACCCATGCGCAGATCAAGGGCATCGAGGTCGAAGACGACATCAGCGCCTGCGCTGAGATTGCCGCTGCCATCCGCAAGCGCGGCGAGGCCTGATCCATGCAAGTCACTGTCTCCAAAGCTGACCGCAAGTTTGGCGTCTCTGCCCGCAGCGAAAGCACAGAGCCTCAGTTCTGGCTTCTGACCCCATGCGGCGGAAAGCTGAACGTCTCGGGCACCGGGCCGACCAACGATCCCAAGCACTTCTACTGCCAGCCTGCGCGACGGGTTGCTGCGCTGCAGCGTCGGGGCGGATTGCCGGCCAAGTGCAAGGTCATGCCCTTCATTCCGCGCGGGGAGGCGTAGATGCTGACCTCCAAGTTCCTCAAAGACATCCGCGCGGAAGCCCGCCCGATCATCGAGCGGCAGCTTGACGACGCCCTCCAGCTTACCGGCCTTCGCGAAGTGTTCACTGCGCAGGGCGGCGACTGGGGCGCGCTCAAGGCGCTGATCAAGGCCGAGATCCAGGACGAGCGCGACGAGGCCGGCGAAGGCAAGCGCGTCCGCAAGATTTTGGACAAGGCCGACTTCTCGACCGCCTACGCCGACATGCTCGGGCTGGCGAATATGAACGAAGATAATTTTTCTTCCGATGCCGCCGATGATGATTGGCTCAAAAATGAGCCGATTGAGAGTACCACCCCAAACACCAGTGTTCCTGCGGGTTTCGACCCTGAAACCGGCGAAGAGAGCACCACCCCCATTCAGCCGGAAACGGCGAACGAGCAGCCGGAAACCCTCGGTTCGAGTCCGAGCATTGCAGCAAGGGAAGCTGACCGGCCCGCAACCTACGGTCAACTGGTGACGGGCGGAGAGAGTGCCGCATCCAACATCACCCCGATCCGCAAACACAACGGCCCGGTGAGCAGCACCGGCCTTGCTCGCATGCCTGGATGTCAGAAGGTCGATGCCTGCGGCGGCATGTGGAACAAGCGCTGCAACACCTGTGAGCAGGCCTTCCGCGCCGCCGAAGAAACAGGTGTCGCGTGACCCCCGAACGTGAAAACAGCGGCCGCTTCCTGACCGCTGTCGCTCTTGGCCTGATCGGTGGCGCAGCGGTGATCCTGCTGGCCGCCGTGGTGCTGGCGCCGCTGTCATGACCTCACCCGTTATCCACGACCAGCACCAGACACGGGCTGACGCGCTTCTCTCGCGCCGTCGGCCTCTGCCTGCTGCTGACCACAGCAAGGACAGGCCGGTGACGCTCCGGGCTGGGTACGTCCGCATGGCGAGGTTTCTCCTCCCTCTCTCCCTGCGTAACTCGCCGGGCCGCGCCTTTAGGGCTGCGCCCGGCCTTCTTATTCAACGCAGCATCGGCCTTCCGAGCCTTTGCGCGCGTCACAATAGCCATGGCTTCGAACAGTTCCGCCGTCACGAGGCCAATGTGTTCCAAAACGTGATCCTTTCGCATCCGGTCCATCTCGTTGGCTTTGACGCTAACGAGAAGGAATTGACGCGTGGGTCACAATCATTGTCGCCGCGAGGCAAAATCCATGACTGACATGACCGCTAATACGGGCGGTGTTGGAGAGGCCCGCGACTGGGCCAACCATCTCATCGCCACTCATCATCGTGGACCAGGGGATACGGTCGACGCAGCTATGCACCGCGCGGCGCGGAAGCATGGCCTCGACCCGAAAATGCTCTGGAGGCTCCGCTACCGGAGCCCCAAGGACATGCTCGTCAGCACGTGGAAATCCATCAAAGCAGCATACGACGCCGAATGTGAACGGCAGGAGGCCAAACTTCGCCATGAACTCGAAATCACCCGGGCGCTTCCGAGCACCATGGCTCGCGCGCGCCTTATCGCAGCGACTGAGGCACTTTTGGCAGAACTGGATCGCGAGGAAGTCGGACCGCTTGCCGAACCAACCCCAACCCAAATCGACGGGGAGTGAAGATGAACAAGCCTGACGCCATCCCCGAGAAATTCGCCGCGCTGATTAATCCGAAAACGGGCGCGCCGATGACGACCAGATCGCCGCGTAAGGCCGCTAGCGTATTCCGCAAGCTGATCCGTGAAATCCAGAACGGGAAGGGCAGGGCATGACCGGCTCCTACAAGTCTCCCATCCGCACCCCATCCCAGAAATCCAAGAAAAAGCAAATCGCAGCCACCCAGGCGCGGAAGAAGAAAGGGCAGGGGAAATGAACAGGCAAGCCAGCGAATGGGATTACGAATCCGAAGGCCTACACAGGAACCGGATCAAGAAGCAGGACGAAGCGTTCCAGGCAGCGATGCGTGCTTCCCTTGGCCTCCCGGCCAAAGTGCAGCCGAAGCGCGTGCTAGGCCGGCCCGCCAAGGTCGTTAAGCCGCGCCCCCACGTTCGCGACTACATCCTCATTCAGCCAACGTCGAAGGTGCCGACCGAGCTTGACATGGCCGAGTTGCCGACCGCGCTTCCACACTGGAAGAAGATCGCTCGCGTGGTGGCCTCCAAGCACGGACTGACCTTCGAAGATCTGATGAGCCGGCGCAGGGACCGCAAGTCTGTCGCTGCCCGCTTCGAGGCCTATTACCGGATCCGCAACGAAACCACGATGTCGCTGCCGCAGATCGGCATGCGGTTCGGCGGGAAGGATCACACAACGGTCATGCATGGGATTCGGAGGCACACCGCAAAACTGGCTGTGGAGGGTGTTTAATATGGCCGACCGCATTGGGCTCACCAAAAAGCTGCGCTTTGATGTTTTCAAGCGCGACCAATTCACCTGCCAGTATTGCGGGGCACACCCGTCTGAATCGGTGGTGCTGGAAGTCGACCATATCCACCCAGTGGCCGCTGGCGGGTCGAATGAAATCGACAACCTGGTCACTGCTTGCTTTGACTGCAACCGTGGGAAGTCGGACGGTTTGCTGACGACAATCCCCCAAAGCCTCGCCGACAAGGCCGCATCAGTCGAGGAGCGGGAAGCGCAGCTCCGAGCATACTATGAAATACTCCAGGGGAAGAAAGATCGGAAAGACGAAGAGATATGGTCCATCGCTGATGTGCTGATGGACCGCTTCGGCGATGACAGCATCCTGCGTACTCGCCTTGCTAGCATTCGGATGTTTCTCGACCGCCTCGACTACTTTGAAGTCCTTGAGGCGATGGAAATCGCTACGGACAAGAAGTTCAGCAAGAACGCCGCGTTCGCCTATTTCTGCGGGATTTGTTGGCGAAAGATCAAACGAGAGAGCGGAGAGGCCGAATGAGCCGCATCCGGTCTATTCATCCCGGCATATGGACAGATGAGGCTTTCATGGGCCTGTCGGCGCACGCGCGCCTTCTGATCATCGGCATCTGGACCGAGGCGTTCGACGATGGAGTGTTCGACTGGAAGCCGCTGACTCTCAAGGCGCGCATCTTCCCTGTAGACGCCGTCGACATGATCGATCTGCTCGGCGAGTTGATCGCGGGCGCATTCATCCGCAAAGAGGAAGTCGACGGCAAATTTGTCGGCCTAATCAGGAATTTCCGTGAGTTCCAGAGGCCCAAAAAGCCGAACTCTTCACAATTGATGCAGCCAGGGTGGGAGAATTATGTCGGCATAACTAGAGGCGGTCCCGAACCAGTTCCGAACCTTTCCGCCACCGGTGCCGAAAACTCTCCGCAGATGGAGGGTGGAGGAGGGAGGGTGGAAGAGGAGGATGAAGAAGAAAGCCCCCCCATAGCCCCCAAGGGGGCGGCGGGCGATCTGTTCGATGAGATCGTTTCTGCTTTCCCTCGATCCCCCCATTTCAACGAGGCCAAGGCCGAGCGGGCTTTCCTGCGCCTTTCAGCCGAGGACAAGACCACCATCCACGCCAAGGCGCTGGCCTACGCCGCGTGGTGGAAGGTCGAGCAGGCGCGCCGCAAGCGCTCGACAGCCGAAGCCCTCGCCTTCGCCCCGCCGTTGGACAAGTGGATCACAGAGGGCGCGTGGCGCAGCTTCGAGGCAGCGGCGGTCGGCGGCTCGCCATCGCCCGATCTCGTGGTGCTCCCCGCCGATGACCCGCTGGTGGCCATTGTCGAGAAGCAGCGGGGCAAGCCCGTGATGATCGGGATGCGCGGCACGGCAACGCTCACCAAGGCAGAAGTCGAGCGCGCCCGAGCCGCAAAGGACGCAGCATGATGCCCAGCATTCTCCGCCGCTCCGGTCGCGACATCACCCGCAATGGCCTGCCGGTCACGCCCCGGGCTTTGATCAGCACTTGTGAAGTTTGTGGCGATCCCGCCCCGTTCGGCGACAACGCCAGCGGCAAGCTGCTGACCTGGTGCCGGGTGCATGTGCCGTTTCTCAAGCCCTTCGATCAGAGCGAGGTAGCAGCATGAGCACAGCACTTGCCACCCCACGCACCGTTCTCGACCTCATAGACGAGTATGACGAGAAGGTCGCCAATGCTGATGCTGTCGTTGAGGCTTACAACGCGGCCTGCGCGGCAGTTGAGACGGCCGGCACGGTTATGGGCACCTACGCCGAGCCGGTGCTGCGTGGCAGGGCTTCTGTCCATGCCGGCGACATGCGCAAGAACCTGCTCAAATCGGGCTGGAAGGCGATCTACAACCGCCTGAACATCGACATGATCGCGTCGGCGAACGACAAGCGCTTGTTCGAGCGCACTCTGGCCGATCCGCCGCCGCTCACTGTCGATATTGTCCGCTCAACCTTCGCCTACTATTACGCCAACCCCCGCATGCACATTCTGCGCGGACTTGCAGAAGCGTTCGTTGATCTGGACTCAGCCTACAAGTCCCACGCGAAGGTCAAAATTGGCGTCAAAGGCCTGCCGAAGCGGGTAATCCTGCACAGTGTTGCTGGTTATGGCAGTCAGCACGGAAGCTATGGCCGGGATCGGCTGCGCGACATCATCAACGCCTTGGCAGCCTATCAGGGCAAGCCGCTGATGACGCATGGTGAGCTGGCTCTGATCCTCGATGACGGCGAGGCGCTGCGATACGATCGCGAGATTCCAGACCCCACCTACAGTAGGCATGACAGCGCCCCGGCCAAGCTCGTCACCATCATTGGCCGCGACGTTTGGCTGAAGCGCTACGACAACGGCAACGGCCATCTCTACTTCGGCACGCAGGCGCTTCTCGACATCAACCGCGGCCTGGCCGAGTTTTATGGCGAGGTGCTGCCTGACGTTGAGCCAGAAGGCGCCAAGCCGGAGGCCAGCACCAGTGTGTCGAAGGATCTGCAGTTTTACTGGTCGCCGCCCAAGGTGATTGCCGCCGCGCTGGAGTTTGCGGGCGTCCATAATCTGCGGGAGTGGAGCCACAACCCGCCGGCACCGATCCGGGTTCTCGAGCCGTCATGCGGTGATGGCCGTATCCTCGACGCCATCCGCGCGCGGGGCCAGCATGCGCTCGGCATTGAATATCATGCCGGCCGGGCCGCCGAAGCGAAGGCCAAGGGCCACGCGGCGCTATGCGCCAACTTCCTCGAATGCCCGCCGCGCCCCGAGTTCGATGCCGTGGTGATGAACCCGCCGTTCTACGGCCGGCACTACGTCAAGCATGTCCGCCATGCGCTCAAGTTCCTGAAACCAGGCGGCACGCTCGTGTCGATCCTCCCGGCAACAGCCCATTACGATCACCAGGAGTTGGAAGGCGAATGGCGCGACCTCCCGGTTGGAAGCTTTGCCGATGCGGGGACCAATGTGCCAACCGGCCTTCTCCGCATCCGCCTGCCGGTCGCAGCATGAGCCGGGACCGCGCCCAATACCTCGAAGCAGATAGGCACAAGACGAAGATCGGCCGGCAGCGGAAGGCAGATGCCGAGCTTGCAGCCAGGACCAGAAGCGCCGTCGCGCAGTACCTCACGGAAGGCAGGGGCATCATCCCTTGCTTCCATGACCTGTGTGAGGCGGTGAGCAAGGAGGAATTGAAATGAAAAAGACCATCTATCTCAGTGGGCCGATGAAGGGGTACCCGCAGTCGAACTACCCACTTTTCCATGCCGTTGCGGCAGAGCTCCGTCACGCGGGGAACAAGGTCTACAACCCTGCAGAATATCAGCACGACGGTGGCTTTGACACATTCCCGCGGCGCCAGGCATTCGCGGAGTACAGCCGCTTCATCTGCCTTGAGGCGGACACCATCGTTTTACTGCCGGGCTGGGAAAAGTCTCTCGGCGTGTCCGCTGAACTGGCGTTGGCGAAAAACTGCGGGCTGACCGTCGAAGAGTATCACCCCACCCCCTGACCCCCGATAACCACAAGAGGCAAGACACATGGCTGAGAAGACCAAGATTGATGAGCGGCGTGAGCGCGAAGAATACGACCGCAAGAACCCTTGGCGGCCGATGACTGAACCTGTCGAGGACGGTCTGGTATGCGAACTGCTGTTCAGTGACATGCTGACCACGCGGGACAGGCACTTCATCCTCCACGAAGACGGCCGCTGGTATGAAATCGGCAATCCGCAAATTGTTGGTGTCGGGCGAAAGCCGATGAATTGGCGCCCGACGGGTTCGAAGCTTTCGCCGGCCAAGCGCGCCGAAGTGATCAGCGCGGCGAACAAGAGGGACTGGTGATGGCTTGGTACATCGTGCAAGTGAACCCGAACTGCGAACGCAAGGCAGTGTCCGAGATCCGGCGCGCGGGCTTCCGGGCCCACATGCCGCGGCTCGCCCGTGTTCTGCGCCACCACCGGACCAAAGAGCCGATGGTGAAGCGCCGGCCGCTGCTGGTGGGCTACATCTTCATGCGCTTCCCGGGCCCGGTTGACTGGTACGCGCTTCGCAAATGCCAAGGCGTCAAGGGTGTGCTGTATCTCGACGGGCATGCCTACCAGCTTCCGCGCGAGCACGTGGCCGCCATCATGCGGGCCCAGCGCTCCATGACCCACGAGGACGGGGAGACACGCGGCGTGCGCCGGGAAATGCGAAAGGGCAAGCCTGACGTCCGCGTCGCCCAGCGCAAGAGCAAGTTGGGCGGGATGCAGCCCGGTCGGCACATCACCGCGCCCATCAGTGGCGCAGAACGTGTATTGGCGCGCATCCTCTCTGTAACCAAGAAGGGCACGGTCAAGGCTGTCGTGTTAACCGGGCAGGGCGATGAGAAACGCGAAACGCTGGTGGAATTCAGCGATGTCGATAACCTAGAATTGGTTGATTCCGACCGCGAAGCAGCGTAGGGTGCAAATCGGATGCCCCGGTGTTCTGTTGCGGTTTCGCCGGCCGGGCCCAGCCAACCAACCAGTTCGGCGCATTCTTTTTTGCGCCCAAATTTTGAGGATCAGATGTCGACCAACGTCAGGCCGTTTCTGATCCTTGCCATTGTGGTTGTCGTGATCCTTACTTGGATGGGGCGCTATCACATGGACCCTGGGGTCCAGATTGGGGGCGTTTACCGCCTTGATCGCTGGACCGGCTCTGTCGAGATTTGCAGCAACTTCGAGCGGTCCTGCAGACCGATTGGCGGTCTATAGCATCTATCAAGCCCGGCCCGCTTCGAGGCCCTCAGAAGTAGAGTGCAACTGCTCTATCAAGGTTTGCACAGCGGCGGGCGACAGGAACAGGTCTATGCAGCCTTGATCTGTCTCGACGCTCAGGGCGGTTCGGGTCTTGCCGGCGTAAACCTCAAGGACGACAACGGTTGCTTTGATCGGCTTCGCCTGTAGCTTATGGTCCATTTGCTCTTCTCCCATTGAGTTTCAGGAGAGGCTAGCAGCGCGAATGCCGCGCAGGGATTCTTCGGCCCTTCTTTGCACTTTTTGCAAATTGCTCCCGCTCGGCATCAGCCCGGCGGGCTTTTTCATTGGAGAGACGGGATGAACCTTTCCGAGTTCAAAGCGTGGCTTGAAGGTTACAGCACGTCGTTCGCCGGCGGCGTCCCAAGTGCCGAGCAGTGGGCCGTCGTGGCCGAGAAGCTGCGCAACGTCCAGCCGCTCACTTTCGCGCCGTATCTGCCCCGCCCCGACGACAGCATGACCAAGCCCCTCGAATTCATCCGCCCGTACTATGTCGGCGACCTGCCGCAGGCCCCTGCGTGGCCCGGCTATTCACCGACCACCTGCTAACCCCATCCCCCTTCAATACCCAGGGGGACACAAGGCAGAGAGATCAGGGTGCAGACTTTGCCCGCTTCGCCTTCACCGCTCGCCGCCGCTTGATCTTCGCAGAGCGCTTCTGAGCCGACACCTGATTTGGCGTCAGCGCGCTTTTCTCCTTTGAGGCCTCGCCCCCTTCAGGGAGCGCAGTGAACCCCGCGCCGTTCCTGATGATCGTGCTTCCTCCGAGATAGCTGCCTCGAGCCATTTGGCCCTCCCGCAAATAGACGGCTCAGTAGAACAAACGTATCGACCAGTGCCAAGTCATCACGGGCCGGAAGAAATGGATTTGCGTGACGACCCCCAAACGGACAACAGCTGAACGAGGATATGGCGGCAAGTGGCAGCGCGCCCGTGCCGCCTTCCTGGCCGAGCCCTGCAACCAGTTCTGTGTCATGTGCCAGGCGCGTGGCCTGCTCAACCCCGGCACCATGCGCATGGATGGCTCGACAGAAGGCAATGCCCGCCGTGTAGGCCTCGTCGTCGACCACATCGTCCCTCATCGCGGGGATCAACAACTGTTTTGGCGGCGCTCCAATTGGCAGCCCCTGTGCCATGACCACCATGACATCGTGAAGCAACAGCAGGAACACGGCCTAACCAAGGGTGCCGTTGGTGTGGATGGTCGGCCGATCGGTCGCCACCCATGGAACCGAGCAACAGCCTCCTAGGGGGGGCGGGTCGAAAGTCTAGAGGCCACTGGGGCCCTGAC